CCCCCGGAGAGTGAGGTGGTGCCTGAATGGTGAAGAAAACTGCAAGAGAGGTTACGGAAGATAAGACAAGCCGGATCATGAATGCCGTGGCGCTGTGGGCCAGCTTTTACCGGGCGAACCCGCAGAGGTTTTGCAAGGATTATTTGAACGTAAACCTGAAGATGTTCCAACAGATTTTGATTTATTGCATGGCGCTATGCACAAATTTTTGTTTTATAGCGGCGCGTGGTCTAGGCAAGACGTTCCTATGTGCAATTTTCTGCTGCTGGAAAGCGATCTTGTACCCAGGTAGCTTGATTGTGATTGCGAGCAAAACGCGAAACCAGGGCAGCTTGGTACTGAAAAAGATCGAGCAGGAGTTGGTGCCGCGAAGCCCATTACTGCGCAGTGAGATAAAAGATATAACGATAAACCAGAGTGTGGCGAAGATAACCTTCCGCAATGACAGTGTAATTGAGGTTGTGACTGCCGCAGATACTGCCCGTGGCGGCCGTGCGAGTTTGCTGATCATTGACGAGTACCGCATGGTTGACAAGGAAGTGCTGGATCTGGTTTTGAAGAAGTTTTTGAACTACATCCGCCACCCAGGCTACATGGACAACCCCAAGTACGCCCATTTGGCGGAACGCAACCAGCAGATGTACCTAAGCTCTGCATGGTTTGAACAGCACTGGTCATGGGATTTGTGCAAGGATTACTTTGTGAACATGTTTGACACCACGAAAAATTACTATTGTTTCCGATTCCCGTACCAGATGAGTATTAAGGAAAACCTGCTGCTGAAGAGCCAGGTAGAAGACGAGATGACAGAATCGACGTTTTCTGACATACGGTTCCGCATGGAAAATGAGGCGCTGTTTATTGGCACGACAGACGGCGGGCTATTTAGCTTTGACGACATTAACAAGCAGCGCAGGATCATAAAAGCGTTCTATGCGCCAAACATGATTTTGAACAATAAGGCGGCTTGCCAGTTGCCGGCCAAGAAGACCGGTGAGAAGCGGATTTTGACCGTTGATATTGCCCTGATGAGTTCTAAGCGCCGCGATAATGACGCCACAAGCATCTTTTTGAACAGTTTGGTGCCAGACAGTACAGGCAAGTGTACCAGCAACATGGTGTACACCGAAAATTGCGAGGGTATTATTACGCAGGATTTGGTGCTGAAGCTACGCCGCTACTTTAAGTATTTTGAGTGTGACTACATTGGCATTGACGCAAAGGGTCTTGGTGCCCCCATTATGGATCTGCTGATGCACGAGTGCTATGACCCAGAGACTGGCGAGACATACCCGCCGCTGAACTGCTGCAATAACCCGGATTTCCAGGAGCGGTGTCCCGACAAGACGGCACCTAAGGTGATTTGGGCGATCATGGGCAGCAGCCAGTTTAATAATGACGTGACAATTGCGTTGCGAAGCGGAATCCAACAGGGGAGAATCCGATTTTTGGAATCCGAATATGACTGCGAAGAGATTTTGCGGGCGAACATTAAAGGTTATGACAAGCTTTCACCCATGGAGAAGATGGCGCTGCAGATGCCGTACATCAATACCGGATTGGCTGTAAATGAGCTAGTGAACCTGGAATATGAAGCAACGAATAATTTGATCCGTGTGCATGAGAAGCCCGGCGCACGCAAGGACCGTTACAGCAGCCTGAGCTACAACTATTACATTGCGCTGCAGGTTGAACGCATGATGAGTAAAAACTTTATGCGCAATAAGAAGATTGAAATAAACTTTAGAGCGCCCAGACTGCGGCATTAAGGAGGCGGCTATATGGAAGAAATACAGCAGAAAAAGGTCGCCATGATCAGCCCGGACGGCAAGAAAAGCTTTGTGCCATTGACGGAATTTATGAGTAAGGTGCGATATGCGAACCTGGCAAACGTGAAGATCCGCGACCTGGTAAATAATCGCGACTACAACCCTACTTATAAAAAGTACACCAAGAGCCAGATTGTTACCTATTTGGGGAACCCGGCCAACTATGAAGTGCAGCTGCGGCAGATGAGCCAATACCTGTTCAATATTTCGAACTATTATAGGCGGCTGATCCAGTATTTTGCCAACATGAGCACGTTCAGTTACATTGTGGTGCCGTATGGCGTTGATTATTCCAAGAATGTGAACCTGCAAAAATTCAAAAAAGGTTACTATGCGGTGACGGCACAGTTGGAAAAGATGAACCTGCGGCACGAGTTCAGCCGGGCGTTGATGGTGGCGTTCCGTGATGATGTGTATTACGGGTACGCATGGGAAACGAACGACAGCTATACATTCCAGCAGCTGGATGCAGACTATTGCAAGATCAGCAGCATTGAGGATGGTGTATACAACTTTGCGTTCAATTTTTCTTACTTTGATTCCCACAATGAGCGATTACCAAATTTTCCACCGGAATTTACCACGATGTACAGTGCGTACCAGAAGGATTCCGGCTTGAAGTGGCAGGAGTTGTCAAGTGAAAATTCTATCTGTTTGAAAGTAAACGAGCAGACGTATGTGCCGATCCCGCCGTTTGTGAGCTTGTTCAGCGCACTGGCGGATATTGAAGACTACCGGGCGATCAGTAAAGATGCCAGCGAAGTGAATAATTACAAGGCGTTGGCGCTGGAGATTCCAGTGGGGGATGACGGTACATTTTTGATTGACTATGACCTGTGCAAAGAGTTTTACGACATGCTGTGCAACGTGCTGCCGGAGAACATTGGCGCGATTATGAGTCCGATGAAGATCAGCAGCTGGGACTTTGAAAAAAGTGGAGCTGTGAGCGGCAGTGACGATGTGGCAAAAGCTGAAAATTCGATGTGGAAGCAGGCGGGTGTAAACTCGATCCTATTTGGTAACGGTGAAGACCCCAGCAGCTCTACGCTGAGCCTTTCTACCGTGAATGACCAGATGATTGTGTTTGCAATGATGCGGCAGATTGAACGCTGGATCAACCGTAAATTAAAGAGTGTTTCGACGGCAGTTAAGTTTAAGGTAAATATTTTAGATGTGACGTATTTTAACCGGCAGGAAGTGCATGACCGCCTTGTAAAAGATGGCCAGTACGGAATGCCGGTGCGCAGTGCCATTATGGCGACAAGCGGATACAGCCCAAGCGATGTGGAGAACATGCAGTACCTGGAAAACACGGTATTGAACCTGTCGGACAATGAGGTGCCGCTGATAAGCTCCAACACGCAGAGCGCTGCTGACAGTAATGCCGCGACAGATGAAGGCGGACGCCCCACCAATGCAAGTGAGGGTAAGGCACTGACAGACGCAGGCGAAAACAGCAGCGAGGAAGACCTGGCGACAGGAGGCTGATTGAGCGATGAAGCGTGAAGTTAAGGTGCGCGGCCGTGACGTGGTACTATATTTGCTGCGCCAGAAAAAGAAGCTGGTGCGGGAAGAGCGCGACAGTGGCGGCCATACAGTATATATTTTTGAACTTGACGACGATGATTTGAAGGCTGTGCAGGAGTTTGCCGCACAGCAGAAAAAACGAAATTACTTTTGAGAGACCGCTATGCAAGCGGCCTTTTTTAGTTTACGGGGTGATTGGATGTGAGTGAGCGGTTGAACCGCCTGCCAATTACCTTTGAAAAAACCGGAGAAGTGATAGGCAAAGATACGCGTTTTATTAACGTGACGATTGATGTGCTGCATACTGGCGGCAACCTGAACGGATCGCGGTTTGAAAAAGAGGTAGTTGACCGGGCAGCAAAGAGTATTGCGAATACCCCGATCCTTGGATACATTGAGCAGAATGACGATGATGAGCTTGATTTTAAGGGCCACGAGCATGAGCTGATTGTGGACGAGGACGGGATTCGATATGTATATGCCGGCAGCGCTTACGGTGTGATACCGGAGAGCTGCAACCCGCGCTGGGTAAGCCGGGATGACGGCACAGGAAAAACACGGGAATATTTGCGCGTTGACGGGTTGCTGTGGACCAAGTTTGACGATTCCTGTGGGATTTTTGAGCGGGATGTGGTGAAAGGGCAGAGCATGGAGATCACCAATATGGAAGGCTATGTGGATAAAGACGGCTACTATGTTGTGCAGAATTTTGATTTTGATGGCTGCTGCGTGCTTTCCACCACTGACCCGCAAATCCGACCAGCAATGACGGGTAGCACAGTTACGGCGAATTTTACCGCCGCAACGATTGCGAGCCAGGTTAAGGATATGCTGGCGGAATACACAGCTTTACAGAGATCTGAATCCTCCAAGGAGGCTCAGATAGATAATTTTGCGAAAGGAGACGATTGCTTGAAAGAAAAAGAAGAAATTCTGGCTTCTTACGGCATTGACGCTTCTACGCTGGAGTTCTCTTTGGAGGAAATTACCATTGAGGAACTGAAAGCGAAGTGTGAAGAGATGACTGCAGTAAAATCTGCCGAGCCGGAAGATCCGCAGGGTGAACCGGAAAGTGAACCGGCCGCAGAGCCTGCTGCTGAACCCGCAGAACCCGAACCCCCGGCAGAACCGGAACCCGCTGCGGAACCGGAAGGCGGAGAACCTGCTGCGGATTACAGCCTGAACCTGTGCGACAAGCTGAACGAAGTAAACGAGGCCATTAGCGCTGAAACCATGATTGACCCGTGGGGCTATGAAGTGAGCCGCTATTGGCTGCAGGATGTGCAGGATGACCTTGCCGTTGTGATGGATTGCCAGGATTGGAAGATCTACAGCTTTACCTTTACCATGGATGGCGACAACGTGAAAGTTGATTTTGCCAGCAAGAAACGCATGAAGGTAAAGTACGAAGCCTGGGATGAAGGCAGCGCCGATATTGGCGTGCCCGCGCTATACAGCACCATGGGCGACAAGGCCAAAGAGCAGACCGAAAAACTGGAGGCTGCCAACAAGCAGTACAGCGAACTGAAAGCAGAGTATGACGAGATGAAGCCGAAATATGATGCTTACGTTGCGGCCGAGGCTGCTGCTGCCAAAGAAGAAGAGAGCGCTAAACGCGAACAGCTGTTTGCCG